TATGGGTTCACTACAATCATATTTTGGCAATCAAAATATGATTATAGTGGATAATAATGTAGAATATCAAACCGAATCACAAGAATATAAGGATTTGGTATTACAATTATTTAGACAAGGTAAACGATTATTGGAATCTCCATTGAAAAATCCAATTGGTAAAAGAATTATTCAATTGATGAGGCAAGAAGGGGTTGCTTATTTATCAGATTTGTCAATTGGTCCTGAACTATCTACTTTTATGAGTGGGTTGAGACCATAACAATAAATCCTAAAAGTTCATATTTATCAGTATGTATTTATGAACAATAATTGGGATATAAATGTCATATAAATTATTTTCTCTGAAAAATCTAATCTGGTTTTGTGCTATCGGATTGGCAGTATTTTCGGGATATTATTCTGTTTACGGTATATCCAAATTATTTTCTGGTGGTTCTTGGTCAATCGTGGGGATGGCCGGAATGCTCGAATTCTCAAAATTAGTGGTTATTACTTTCCTACATGACCATTTCAAAACACTTAAAACCCTTTTCAAAGTTTATCTTATGAGTGCCGCCGTTGTCCTTATGATATTGACATCGGTTGGCGTTTATGGTTATCTTACCAATTCTTATCAAGAAACTGCAAAATCAATATACGAAACACAAAATAAAATCGTATTGATTGATAAGAAAAAAGAAATCTTCATTGAACAAAAAAATCAAATCGATACTCTCGTAAAACAAAAAGCAGAGAGAATATCGTCTTATGACCAATTAAGACTTACCCAAGAAAATTCTCTGAATGCACAACTAACTTTGAAGAAAGGAACAAAGGGTTTACAAAAAAATATCCAATCTGTTGATAACTCCACTCAGACACTTAATAAGGAAATATCGGAACTAAACCAAAAATCTATTGGTTTATCCGATAGTGTTGCTAAATTAGAACAAGAAAAATTAGTATTAGAAAACTCCACATTCACATCAGAAATAGGACCACTTCTTTATTTAAGTAGACTGACAGGTACACCTATGGATATTATTGTGAATTGGTTTATTCTGATATTAGTTTCGGTATTTGATCCTCTTGCAGTTAGTTTGGTTATTGCGGCAAATCATCTTAGTCATAAAGAAAAGGAAAAAAACACAGTTACAAATAAAGTAGAATCACAAATAACTGATGCCGTTACTGTCCCACAAATAAAAAATAAAATTATTAACAAAGTTGATAAGAAGGTTAATTTAGAACAAGATAAAGAAAAAAATAACTTTGATCTTAAAGAAGAAATCGTTAGTTTTGATGAAAATAAAAATGAAGAAAACGAATTTTATAATGAAGTCCCAATTATACAATCTGGATATCGCAGAGGAATTTCATTTTAATTTAGAATGTTTACACTTACAATATAACAGGAGTTTTATATGGAAGACTTTTATGATGGTCAAGTAAATGATGAAGTTAAAAATATTAAACAAGAAAAGGTTGCAGATGATATTCCTGTTAAATGGAAAGAGGCAACCACACAAATAGATTATGGTTTCGATGTAGAATCGTCTTCTATTTTTTTATTTGGTGAGATAATGGATGGTACTCTGTATGATGTTATGACACGAATTCGTGGATTAATTCACATGAGAGATGAACAAGATAAAACCAAACCAATCAATATGATTATCAATTCAGGTGGTGGTTCTGTTTACGAGGCACTCGGTATTATCGATTATATGCAGAGTTTGGATATTAAGGTTAATACTATCGTTAGAGGTTGTGCAATGTCTGCTGCCGCTCTCATACTTTGTGCTGGAACAGGTGTTCGTGCCGCTTCTCAGAATAGTACAATTATGTTTCACGAAATTAGTTCTGACATCTATGGTAAATCTTCCGATATGAAAGCAAATGTTCAACACATGGAACAATTAGAAAATATACTATTGGGAATAATCAGTGGTAACTCTAAGAAAGATATTGAATTTTGGAAATCAAACACTATAAAAGATTTTTATCTTACTGCAAAACAAGGTATTGATTTGGGTGTTATTGATACAATAATTCAACCAAAACATTCAAGGGGTTAATAATGGTGATAACAATAATAGTTTTATCTGTGTTATTGGCATCATCCATTTATGTCAATATAAACTTGTATCAAAAGTTTGATAAGTTAGAAGAAATGGCAGATAATAGTGTTGATACACTTTTAGAAAATGAAAAGTTTTTAACCGAACTAAAAAATAGAGTGTTATCCCAACAATCCTATTTAAGACAATTAGATAGGATTGGTTCGTTTGAAGCAGATGATGAAACTGGATATTTCTTTAAAGAAATGAAAGAAATTGTAAATGACATTGCAGTTTATTTTGGTGAAATTCCGGTCGATGATAATAGATTAAGTATTTTGGAAAAACCAAAATTTGATGCAAAATTTGAAAGGGACTATTAATTATGAAACAAACAAGAAGTCCTAAAAAACCTAATGTTTACTTTACACAAGAAACAGAAGATGCCATAGTACAATATAACTCAACAGAAGATTACATACAAAGAAATATAATATACACTAAAAAAATTCATCCTGCATTTTATAAACTTGCGGAAATTATGATTCATAGATTTAAGTTCTATAATTTTGATGTAAGTCACGAAGATGTTAAACATGAAGTTGTTGCTTTTCTCCATGAAAAGATTCATAAATATAAGGCAGAAAGTGGAAAGGCATTTTCTTATTTTTCAATTGTTGCTAAAAATTATTTAATTGCAGAAAATAATAAAAATTATTATCACTTTAAGAGAAGTCAAGATATAGACGCGATTGATTTGGAAAGAAACATAATAAATGAAAAAGTTCGCGTTGATTTGATTGAAGAAAGACGAGATTTTATAGACCTTTTTATAAGTGTTGTTGAACAATATTTACCATTATTTTTTTCAAAACAAAGAGATATACAAGTTGCTGATTCTATTTTATATCTTTTTAAGACACGAGAAAATATAGAAAATTATAATAAAAAGGCGATATACATCCTTGTTCGTGAAAGAACTGGTGTTAGTTCACAATACATTACTAATGTTATTAGTAAAATAAAATTAATTTATGCGAGTTTGTACCGAGAATATAGAAATGGCGTAAACATAGAAAAGTTATCTTGGTATGACATACAAGACTTAATGGGTGACTAAATCACCCATTTTTTATAAATAAGACATTATTCACAACTAATATATTTATTGTTATGAGCTTTGATGAAGAAATATTTGGTAATAAAAAGTTTTCTGATTTGTTAAAAGACATATATGAAAATCAGAAAAAGAAAGACCGTCAGATAAACTTACTTATTGCAGATTTAAAACCTCTGATAAGTAATATAAACGATGCTGCAATGTTAGTACCGGCAATCAAAGATTTTATGGAAGTTGGTGTTAAGAATGATGAACACTTGGTAAAATTGGCAGCGGTTATACAGCGTGCTATGAGTAACAAAGGAGAAGAATCTTCCTCATTCTTAACAGATGAAGAAAAAGATGCCTTACTAAAAGGTATTCAAGAAATTCAAGAAGAACACGAGGATAATTCAATTGGCACTAGATCCACAAAAGACGATAATAGCAGGTCAGAATTATGAGTGGTTTCCAGCAGAAGTTTTAAATGTAGACTTTTCTGGAAGAGACAAAGAAAAACTGTACACTGTTTATTGCAGAATAATGGGAGCATTCGGTTCACAGACATCATTCGATGTTATTCAGGCCCGTGCATTAGATGCTAATATAAAAAATATACCAATTACTGGCGAAATAGTTCTTGTAACAAAGGCACCAACACCATATAATAGTGCTGCTGGAACTGCACAAGAATATTATTACAGTAATCCCGTCTCAGTTCAAAGTTCTGTTCATCATAACGGTTTACCTGGTGTAACCGATATGTCTCCTGATAGAAGTCCAAAAGTTCAACCAATCAGAAAAGATGCCCAAGACGGTATAACTAATAAAGTAAAACAAAGATTACTTGTTAATAAAACTATTGATCCTAATTTTACAGAAAGATTGGATGTATATCCTGTTCAACCATATTCTGGTGATATAATATTTGAAGGAAGATGGGGACAGTCTATACGGTTTGGTTCAACAATAGATGAACGAAGAAAATATCCACAGGCACCATATTGGAAAAAAGGTTTGGGTGAAACCGGAAATCCTATAATGATAATATCGAATGGTACTAATCCAAAAAGTAAACCATTCAACGAATTCATATTGGAAAATATAGACGAAGATGATGCATCAATATGGATGACATCAGGACAACAAGTAAAATTTACAGAAGCATCCAAAGTTGTTGCATCTATACAAAGTAAAAAAATAGACCTTTATAAGAAAAATGAATATAAAGGAAATCAGATAATTGTAGCATCTGATAGAATTATTTTGAATGCAAAAAAACAAGAGTTGATTGGTTTTAGTAAAGAAGGTGTTGGGTTTTCTTCTGAGAAAGCAATATCATTAGATGCTGGACAAGTAGTTGAGATGGAATCAAAAAAGATAAGTTTGGGTATTAATGCAATTTCTCCTGCATTATTAGGTGATAAAACAATTGAATGGTTATCTGATTTATGTAATGTATTTGCAAAAGTTTTAGATTCAATTGCTGCACAAACTCACCCAACTGGAACTGGTCCTTCCGGTGTTCCTATAAATGTTGGAGATTTTTATACTGCAAAATCAAATATATCACAATTACAATATGGATTAGATGAGTTGGCAAGTAAACTTGTATTTTTAAATAAATCCCCGGGCGGTCCGGACGAAGGTGATGTAACAGAAGCAAAACAAAAAACAAAACCAACTTATATCAAATCTGGAAAGTTTATTGATGATGGCGATCAACCCAAGTCTGTTCTAAATGATATAAATAAAGAAATGGGACCATCTCCAGATGATATTATATTGACTGCTATGGATATTGAAAAAGTGGATGGCGTAAAAATAGATATGATTTCTTTATATGACGGTTCAAGTGATCTTAATTTTGGATTAGATGATTTAGGCGGTGGAGACGGTGGTGATGGCACAGAAGATGTGATTCCAGATGGTGGACCAATTTAATAGGATGAAATAAATTATATGGCTGTTAAATATACAAGTAATCCAATAGAAATAGTTGCAGGAACTCCACCTGCACAAGATTCGTATACGCTGAAATTAAAAGAAGGTGACATACGCAATCTTTTGACATACCTTCAATTCAATAATGAGGGAAAGGATCATTTAAAAATATGGAATGATGCTGTATCAAATCTTGGACAAGATGATGCTTCTGCTGGTTTGTTAAAATGGTCTAGCAACAATACAACAGTTGCAAGTATAAGTAAAACTGGAAAAGTTGAGGCAGTAAGTAAAGGTGAAACTGTAATTGAATTAAATTTTGAACCAAGAGCATATAAACTTACAGTGCCATTAAAATTAACGGTTAAAGTTGTTGATGATTCATTTTTTGGTCCAGATGGACAACTTACACCTGCAATTGACTCGATTGAAAAATACATATCCGATGCTTTAGGTTCTGTTGGTGGGTTTATAGCTGGTGGTTTGGATTATGCAGGAAGACAAGTTGCTTCTGGAAGTAAAGTAATTGCTGATTTACTCAGTGGTTCTTCTGCACCAAAATTAACTGATGATGACAAGAAAAAAATAAAAGATAGAGCAAAGGATGCAGAAAAGGATTTATTTGCAAAATACTTGGGTTTGCCGTCTAAGGATGTACTACCAACACTTAGTACAGGAATGAAATTAACACAGGCATTTATTAAGGCAAAAAATGATATTACTAAGGGAAAATTACTTACACAAGTTAAAAGTTTAAAAGATTATAAAAATCTAAATAATACAACTAAAATTGCATACGCAAAAATTTTAGGAACAAATCCAAAAACAATTGAAACAATAGTCGGTTTAGTTGATGATTTGGAAGAAGTTGAAAATTTAATAGAAAACCCAAATGCAGAAAATATAGAAGAAGCACTTCTTAAAAAGTTCGGTAAACAATCAATTGATCAATTGGATCCATCTCTACAATCTATCATTACTGGAGAAGCATTTGAAAACATTGGTAGATTGAAAGTTGTTGGTAAATTTTTTAAATTAAAAAGTCTTACAAATGGTACATTACAAATAACAAATCCAAAAGTAGAAGGTAACAATGCAAAACTTTTATACATTGATATAAAATCACCAGAAATTGGAATGACTAAAATAGTAAATGCTGGTATTATTGGTGATTTATATGATGACAACACTGGATTTATAACACTAAATCTAGTTCCTGGAAAAGATACAACAGTTGAAATTGATTTTGATAACCCAAAACCAATTGGTGAGATTCCATTACAAGTTAAATTTACATATATGCCAATAGATGATAAAACAAAAGGTATATTGGATATAGGTGAAACTTATGAAGAAGAATTAAAATATAAAGCATTGGCACCTGGATCACCTGAATCATTTGATACTGGATTTGGTTACACCGAAGGTGTGAATATGGCACTTAATGCAGTTGGTACATACAAAGAATTTAAGAAAAAACAATTTCTAAGTATATTTGATAAGGTTGATTTTAAAAATTTACCAGGTCCAGTTAAGGCACTTGTAACAAGCGTTGGATCTAAATTCGGTGTTAGTGCAAGTGAGATAGCAACATATTATGAGGGATTGAGTACATTAAAAAACTTCTATGATATTGCTGGTAATCTAAATAAATTTGATCAATTACCACCAGAACTTAAATCTAAATTTGCACAAAAACTTGGAATAAAAGAAGAATATCTAACCGATATAGTTACAACAACTGGAAAATTAACAGATGTATTATCTGGAAAAACAGATTTAAGTTTAATGGATGTTTTAGATGATTCTTATAAAAAGTTTTCTGAAAAATTTCTAAATGAGTTTGCTCCTGGTGTATCATCTTGGAGAGACTTTGATAAATTAGATCCAAAACTACAACAAATGATTGCAACTGGTCTTGGATTTACACCAGATGAAGAAGGTATAAAGTCAATATCTAAAACAATAAAAAATGCAAATAGATTTGAACAATCAGTTAGGTCATCGATAGATTTAAAAAATAAGATACTACAACAAAAAAAAGATTTTGAAGATTCTAAAAAATCTTTATTGGATTTAGCTGATAGTCCATTGTATAAAGAACTTGGTGGAATATCGGATAATGCTAAAGATTTGTATGATTCTGCAGATAGTCTTCGTGAAGATGCTTACGCTGATTATAAAAATATAACAGATAAATCAAAACAAGCGGCAGATGAAGCGACTGGAAAAGAACCAGAACCGGCATGGACTGAGAAAATTGGTGCACCACCAATTAAAGAAAAAGAAGAACCCGATGATTTGGCAAAAGAAGCGGAAGTTCCAAAAAGTTTAACTGAAACAAAAGGTTCCGAAGCAGTTGCACAACTTTCAACTCGTGAACTGTTAATTGAAGTTATAAAGAATAATGGAATGTTCGTATCAACACAAGAACATAAGATAAATCCAGATGGAACGGTTGATTGGTTAGGTGAAGTATCAATCACATCAGCTGGACTTATAAACGGTAAACTACCTGTAAAGTTTAATTTAATAAAAGGTAATTTTAGATGTGATGGTCTTAAATTAGATTCTCTTCAAAATGCTCCAAAAATTGTTGAGGGTGTATTCGATTGTTCAAACAATAACTTAAAAACATTAGAAGGTGCTCCACAAGAATGTGGTGCTTTTAATGTGAGTGGAAATCCATTAGGTGATGGTACTGGATTAAAATTTGGACCTACAAAGATAAGTGGTGCAACTGATAAAAAAATATTCGGTGGATTTGTTGACCAAACAACAAAGATAGATGTATACAATGTAAGTAATTGTAAATTAAAAAGTTTAAAAGATAGTGGATTGAAAGAAATTGGTCCAGGTGGTGTTAATTGTAGTTCAAACGATTTAACTTCTTTCGAGGGGATGGAAGAACCATTTTCTGGTACAAATATTCGTTCATTCAATTGTTCAAACAATCCCAAATTAACATCTATGAAAGGTGCTCCTAAAATATCACCTGATCCTGCTACGAATACATACGGTGAATATAACTTTTCTAATTGTGATATAAAAGAGATTGATTCATCATTACCAGAAAGAGTTGGTAACTTTTTATTGAGTGGCAATAGTTTAACAACACTATCATTCTTGCCATCTATAATAGATGGTGATTTAGATGTTACAAAATCAAAAGGTACTAAATTTAGTTTACAAAGTCTTGGTAAAGACAGATTTGAACCAGTTGGTAAAGAAAAGTCAACATACCAAAGAGTTGTAAATGTAAAAGGAACTGTTTATACTGATAATGGGGTGTATGATCAACATTTGTTTGACATAAACACAATAGATGCAGATGCACCAAAACAAAATAATACACCAAAAAATTCTTCGGGTGTTGAGATATTAGATACTGGAAATTACAAAATAACTGTAATGGATCCGTCCATGGCACAGGTTGGATATAAATTTGGTAATAGAGATTTGTCAAAGGTAACACCAAAGAATGCACAATTTAAAAAGTTAAACACAGTTCAGTGGATAAATGAAGGTTATCAAAATTTTGTAAACTCTGCCTTTTTTGAGGCAAATGGTCAACCAAGTGGCAATTTTTTTATTAATGGTTTAAATTATGGTGCAAAAATAGAAACAGTACAAATTCTTGATGAGAGCGGTAAACCTAAATTAGATAGTAACGGTAAAGAAAAGAAAGGTGCAGGATTAGGTATATGGTGGCCAGTTCAAACTCAAAATCCACTTAATTTTATTTATGACGAAAAAGGAAACTCTGGCGAAGTTGCTTTAAATCTTAATAAAAAATCACCAATCGAATTAGGATTTGCTGGATCACATATGTTAGTTGTAAATGGCGAGGTAAAGCGAAATCCACCATGGGAACATGGTAGTGACAGTAGACCAAGAACGGCTGTTGGTATAAGGAAGGACGGAAAATTTGTTGTTTTTGCAACTGAAAGTAAAATACAATTTAAAAAGGTTGGAGAAGAACTTGTAAAATTGGATGTTGTTAATGCATTAAATTATGATAGTGGTGGTTCAACCATGAAGGTTAGAGACGGAAAAATTATAGTTAAATCGGAAGATGGTGGTGACGGTAGAGCGGTTAGTGTGATACTCTACTGGGGCGAAGTAAATAAAAAATCATAATAATATAATTTTATAAATGAGATAATAAATGGCAAGATTATTAAATGATATTGATAGTGATAGTACAACTCCTACGAGTCAACAAATCGCATCTCTTATAACTTATAGAGCAGATGATAGTAATTTTCAAAGATCTGGTGGTATAACAAGGACATCGAGTGATGAAATTGTTAGTGGACCAGTTATAGATTTGGGTGGTAGTAGTAATGAAGACCTACAAGCCGAACAAAAGGCATATGAAGATAGAAGAAAAAAAGAAGAAGAAGATAGAAAAGCACAAAGAGAGGCTGCTAATATTGAAAGATCTGGTGATCCTAATGCAAATATAAACAACGGTGATACAAATAATGTAACAGGTTCTGCAACACCAACTACTACTACCACAACGCCAACTACTGAAACAACTGGTAGTACGGTAACACAAGATGGTACTGGACAAACTACAACTAAAACGGATACAACAAAAACTGATCCAAATCAACAAACAGATTCAAATAAAAAAGAAGAAGCAAAACCAAAGGCAAATGAATCACCAGAAGGGGCACCTGCAAAAGTAGATGAAAGTGCCGCAATGACTGAGGAAAAAAGTACGGAATTGAATAAAAACAATGTAAAGCAAGGTGATAATGTTAGAGTTTTTGGCGGAAACTGGTTCAACCCAACACCAAATCCTGGAGCAAAACCTGGAGGAGTTTGGGCATGGAGAAAAATTGATAGTAATAATTTAAACGGTGCTGCTAATGAATTCAATCAACAGGCAGGACCAATTGTTGCCGAAGTAAAATATTTTTTTGGTGCAGATTGGAATAGGTTATTAAACGGATTGGTTTCAAACAAACCATCTAAACAAAATTTAATAGATATACCAATCATAATGAACTTTCCTGAAGTTGGTGTTTTTAATAAGATATGTCCTTATGTTGCGGAAGAAAACACAGAATTTCACATGATGGTTACGAGAGTTGGTAATAAAGGTGGATATACTTATGGACCAGCTCCAACTGCTACTTGGGCTGATAAAGACTGGTGGTGTGGAAATTGGACTTCATTTTGTGAATCTAAAAGTGGATACGATGGTGGTAATGATGCCGGTGCCGGCACGGCAAATCAGATTGGGTGGAACAAGGCACTTGCAAATTTTGGAAACGGTAGAGGTACAAAATCATTCGCAGGTTATCCAGCAACAACGGTAAACGGTCAAGTTGGTGTCTATAATAACTATTTTAATTTTCAGGTTAAAGGTAAGCAGTATAATTGGGACGGTAGAGACGCTAGTTACTTGTTTGCACAAGGATATAATATAAAGACACCTACTATAATTAAAACTGAAACAATACCTGATTTGGATAAAAAAGGAAAACAAAAAATTGATAAAAAAGGGAATCCAGTGTTTAAAACAGTAAAAAAGGAAATTCCTGATCCAAATGCTCCAAAAATAAGTCATTGGGAACAACTTATGAGTGATCCTATTCAAGCTATATTTTTTGAAGGTTATCATTTTACCGAAAAAGGTCTAACAGCGGCTGGTAAAAAATTATGTGCACATTTTGTAAATAATTGTAATGCAGAATGTTTTACATTGAGTAGAGGTGATCATGTTGAATTTGGAATATTTTTAAATCCAGATGGTACACTTGTTTCTTTTGGTGGAAATACAAGTGGTGTATATCTTGCTAGTGGTCAAACCCCCAGAAATGGAACACAATTTGTTGTGAGAGTTGGTACACTTTGGGGATTCGGTTCATCAAATGGAATGACCGTATTAACTGCAATGAAAGGTAGTGGTCAAAAAATAGTAAGTAAATTAAACGGTAAATTTAGAAGAACACCATTGTATAATGCATATTCCAATGCAAGTAGTAAGGATACAAAACTAAGTCCTTCCTATAAAAAAATAATGGATAAAATAACCGAGTAATTTAATTCAAAAATAATATATTTTCTATTTATTCATAAAGGAAACAATAATATGAATTCAAAAAGTTTTTTTAGCAAGATACGAGAAATCATTCGTGAAGAAATAGATTATGCCCTTGAAAAAAAGATGGGGAATAAATCTAAAAGTAATGATATTGCAACACTTGAACATGGTATGTCCTTGTTCAAGGAATCAAATGTAAAAAAGGAAACAAAAAAAGTTCCCGCTAAGAGTGGTAAATACGGATCCATTCAAGATATATTAGACGAAACAAGAAGAACACTTCAAGAAAGTTCTGATATGGAAAATGAATTTAGATTTACTGCAGATATGGCAGAAGGATTTGGTTATCAACGAGGAAGTACACCAATTCCACAAGGTTACTCACAATCTGAAATTCCAACAGAAGTAATGTCTGCACTAACAAAAGACTACTCTGCTCTTATGAAAAAAATTGATGAAAAGAAAGGGAGATAATAATTGAGAAAATTCAGACAAAGACAAGAAGTATTTGTTGCAGATACCGCCAGAACTGCTAATGACAAAAAACAGTATATTGGCGTGACCATACCGTTTAATAATCCAAACGGTATTTTTTATCAAAGTGTGACAAATGTAAAACAAATATCATCTAATCTTAGAAATCTTTTAATGACTGCTAAGGGTGAGAGATATATGCTTCCTGAATTTGGAACTGAGATTCGATATATTTTATTTGAGAATATAACCGATGAAGATACTTTTATCAATACTATTAAAAATGATATTATTGCTGCAATAAGAATGTGGATGCCTTTTCTTACAATTGAAGAATTGGAAGTAAATCTTAATGTTTCAGAAGACGGTAGAGTTGCTGAACCTGATCATGCCGTTGGTATACGATTAGTTGTAAAAATTCAAGGAACAACGATATATTTACCCATACAGATATTTATATCTGTTACCGGCAATTTAAGAATAAAAGAGGCAATATACAATGGCTGATTTGGTTAATAAAGACATTCGTTACTTATCAAGAGATTTTCCGGCATTAAAACAAAATCTTATAGAATTTGCAAAAAATTATTTTCCAAATTCATACCAAGATTTTAATGAGGCATCTCCTGGAATGATGTTTATGGAGATGGCTGCTTATGTTGGTGATGTTTTATCGTATTATACCGATGTTACATTACAAGAATCCATGATATTACACGCATCCGAAAAACAAAATATAATAAATTTGGCACAATCTCTTGGATATATGCCAAAAAATAGAGTATCTTCCAATACAAAGTTGGATGTCTTTCAAGTTGTCCCATCTAAAATGGTTGGTGGTAAAATTGTTCCAGATTTTGATTATGCATTTGCTATTGAACCTGGAATGTTAGTGGATTCAACCACAAGTCAAGAAGTTAGATTTAGAACAATAGATTATGTTGATTTTAAATTTAGTAGTAGTTTTGATCCAACAGAAATTACACCGTATGAAGCAGATGATACAACCGGTGAAATTTTATTTTGGTTATTAAAAAAATCAACAACTGCTGTTTCTGGATTTATAGAAACACAATCATTTGATTTTGGTGAACCAAAACCTTATGATAAATCTATTATAGAATCTGAAAATTTAATAGAAGTTTTATATGCTATTGATTCAGATGGTAATAAGTGGTACAATGTTCCATTCTTGGCACAAGACACTATATTTGAACCAACATTAAACATACCAAGAAATGATAAAACCCTAAGTGCTTACAGAACAGAAACTCCTTACTTGTTAAAGTTGAGAAAAATATCAAGAAGATTTACTGTAAGACAAACAGGTGATAGTAGATTTGAAATACAATATGGTGCAGGTATATCGGACTTGGATGATGAACTATTGATACCAAATCCAGATTTGATAGGAAGTTCTTTACCAGGTGTCTTTAACAATTATTCACCAAATATTGATCCTTCAAATTTCTTATACACTAAAACATACGGATTAGCACCAAGTAGTACAACATTAACAATTTATTATAGTGTTGGTAACGGTATAATAGATAATGTTCCAAGTGATACTCTTACTAATATACAATCAAGAACTATATCATTAGATCCTTCTGGTTTGGATCCAATTTTATACAATCAGATAATTGGAAGTCTTGCTTGTACAAATCCAACTCCATCAACTGGTGGAAAATTATCAGAAGATATAAATGAAATAAGACAGAATGCATTGGCAAGTTTTGCATCACAAAACCGTGCTGTTACCAAAGAAGATTACATAATTCGTGCTTATAGTTTACCATCAAAATATGGTTCTATCGGTAAGGCATACATAACAAAGGACACACAATTAACATCCGATTCTATCTATAATAGTGATAGAATTCAAAACGGACTTGCGTTAAACTTTTATGTATTAGGATATGATGGTGATGGCAAATTAACAATGGTTAATGATGCAACAAAAGAAAACTTAAAAACATACTTAAATCATCACCGTGTTTTAACAGATGCGATTAATATTCGTGACGCTTACATTATAAACATCGGTCTTGAATTTGATATAATTACACTTCCAGACCAAAATGGAAATCAAGTAATTTTAAGATGTATCGATAAACTTAAAAATTATTTTGATGTTAGAAAGTGGCAAATAAATCAACCGATAATAATCAGTAATGTTTACACTGAATTGGATAAGGTTGAGGGTGTACAAACAGTAGTGAATGTAAAGTTTAAAAACTTTTACGATCAAACACTTGGTTATTCTCCCCATGCCTATAATATTGATCAATCAATAAAAGATGGCATACTATTTCCTTCTTTAGATCCTTCTATTTTTGAAATAAAATTCCCAAATAATGATATTATTGGTAGAGTGAGGGCATTCGGATGATATATTCAATATTTGCACAAAGAGATGCTACTATTTATGAAAGGTCTGTTGAACTTAATAGTGGTATAGATTCACTATTAGAAATATCCCATGAACAACCTGGTTCTGGATCAAATATATTTAATGCCAGAGTATTAATTAAATTTGATGTATCCGATATTCAATCTAAAATAAATTCTAACAAAATTTCTTCAAACGCAAAATATTATCTATCGTTAATAACTGCCGATGTAAGAGATATACCACAAGAATATAAAATATATGCGTATCCAGTTAGTTCTTCATGGACAAACGGAACTGGTAGATGGGGTAATAATCCAATAACAAAGGACGGTGTTTCTTGGAAATATTTTTCATCTAAAAACATTGGAAAAGAATGGGACATACCACCAACTATTTCAAATTATGAATGGGATAATTTATCACAAACATGGGTTGATGCTAATATTCTATTCGGTAGTAATTTAAGTGTTTATGTAACATCATCTTATTTTACGAATGAGGGTGGCGGTACATGGTGGGATTACGATAACTTAGAGTGTACTCAATCATTTATATTTCAATCATCAGACATATACATGGATGTATCTCAGATAGTAAAAAAATGGGTTACTGGTTCTGGTAGATTAGATAACGATGGGTTTATATTAAAGTTTAGTAATGAAATAGAAAGTTCTATTGAAAATTTAACTGGATTAAAATTCTTTTCTACCGATAGTAACACAATATATGTTCCAAGATTGAATGTTGTTTGGGATGACTCTGTATTTGTAACTGGAAGTTTAACTCCAATTGCAGAAGACAATGTTAATTTGAATGTTAAGTTGAAGAAATTTTATGCTCAAAATGAAAAGGCAAAAATAAGAATATATGGTAACACACGATACCCACAGAAAAATTATACAACTCAATCATATCAAACTATAAACTATTATTTACCATCATCATCTTACTATGAAATAAGAGATGCACATACGGATGAAGTAATATTGCCTTTTGATTATACTGGATCAAAAATTAGTTGTGATGGTACAAGTAGTTATTTCAATCTTTGGATGGATTCTTTTCAACCAGAAAGATTTTATAGAGTAGTTGTTAAGGTTGAAAGAAGTGGTGGTGACAATGTTCAAATATTTGACAACAATTATTACTTCAAGGTTACACGATGAGTGATTTAGTAAGAGATACGGATACTAAAAAAATTATAAGTTATACCGATGAAAATATTCAACAAAATACTGGATATATTGAAATTCCTGTAATTGATGATAGATTTTTATCGTCTGATTTTAATTATGTTGTTAAAACTAAATTTTCAAGTTTGCCAGAAGCTGTTTCCGCTGAAACAAATATGATTTCACAAGTAAATGAATATGAAAAATTAATTTTAACTGGTGTGCCAATTGGTGGATTAACTGATAGTAATATCCAAACAATAAAAAATGTTGCAAAAAATGAATTGTTATCCAATTTATCGAATTTAGTTCTTGGTAATCCAGATTCAAATGCTGCTCTCAAAGAGAGGATTAAAGAACTCGAAGATGTATTAAGTACAAAAGATGTTGTTATAGAAAATCTAAACAGACAACAAGATGTATTTGATATAACAATAGATGCGTGGGGTGCTCAAAACCTTGCAAACATACAGAGAATTGATGCACTCGAAAGAGTTAATTTGCAATTACAAAGACAACAACAATTTACACTTGATACTGTAAAACAAAATGTAGAAGATTCAGTAACACAAACTTCTGCTTCACTTGCAACGCTTATAAAAAATAGCGATGATGCATTTACTATACTAACAGAAGAAACTAAGTTACTGAGAGATATTGCAAAATTACCAGATTTAACAAAATTACTAAGTGATGTAGAAAAAAATGGTTAATTACTTTAATGGTCATGTAGTTTTATAAAAACGAGTTTAATATATTATGCCTAATTTTAGTTATAAAAATATATCGGAAATTCTTACCACGCAAGATCCAATTCGTGGTGTTAGAATTTTACAATCAGACCTAAATGGAAGAATAATAGTTCCAAGATTTAGTAGTTTGAATGAACCCGATGATCCGTTTGCACCGTATACAAATATTGAGTTTCACGCATTTTTACCAAACGGTGCTTATGTTGATACTCTTTATAATATAGATTATAATGTAGTCTTAAAACAAAATCCAAACGGTGAAACTATAAAGTATGTTATTCTTGATATTCATAATGATTTAAGAGATGCAAGATTAATACCTGGACCATATAAAGTAGTTTATAATTTTTTTAGAAATGTAATTGGAAGCTCTGAAAGAGAAAATAGACTTTTTATATCTGATATTTCTTCCGATAGAAGAGAGATAAAACTTTCACTAACTGATCCAAATGATTTAGTTTCAAGAAAAGAATTATCCGATTTTGTATTAGAGTATATGGCAGGATCAAAATATATGATGCCTGTTGTATTAAATTTTGGTCAAAATAATATAGTTCATGTAATTAATGTAACATCCGATGGTGATCCAAATTATTTTTATGTAAGATTAATTGATCCTTTACCATCCGATGTAGATACATTCTTTCAATGTTGGTTAAGTAGTCAAATAATGAAACCGTATATCGATAATGTTATCGTTATACGAGATGACATCGATGATATGCCTTCATACATATCTGGACCAAATTTTGATGTTGAATATGATTACTGGACAAATTCGGAAACAAATTATAAATCTTGGAATGAGTTACTACAAACAAATGTACAGACTTCACAAGAAATAGTAAATAGATATTTGCTAAATTCCGGATCTTATACAAAATTAAATTATGACTTTACACAATTTGAAAACTTTATTTTTTATTCATCTGCAGAAGAAAGAATAGAAAACTTCTATTATAAAATTCAGTTAATAGAACATTATAATAGTGAGTTGGATACGCTTAATACTTATACTGGTTCTCTTGACTTAAATAAAACAAAAATTAAAAATCTTAGAGAAAAGGTAGTATCTGGTTTTGATGATTTTGAAAAGTGGATGTATTACGAAACAACTGC